TAGATCCAAAGAAATATCCAAAGTCTGCTTCAACAGTAGCAGCATCAGATTGGTTTAAGAAAAATAAACGATGGGCAGATGCTCGCAATGATGATCCAACACCTGGAGACTGGATTTATTTTGACTTTCCAGAAGATGGCGTTAACCGAATTTCTCACGTAGGTCTATGCATTAAAAACAATGGTGATGGAACTATTCAAACTATTGAAGGAAATACTGCTGGATCTGCTAAAGGAGATCAGCGTAATGGTGGAATGTGTGCTGAAAAAACACGGGCATATGTAAAAGACAATGGAAAGAAACTAGTGAATACTATTGTTGGCTGGGGTCGTCCAATTTACAAAGGTGAAGAAGCAACTCCACTTGAAGTAAAACTAGAGCGTCCAGTTGCTAAAAAGGTTGCAAAGAAGGCTGCAAAGTAATGTCATTTAAGGCTAAGACTAAAATTGGTTTTAATCATATGATCCTGCGTGATGGAGATATCGTTGCTTTAAATAAAGATGGCACTGAACGATATAGAAAAGATAGAGTTACTGGAGAGCCAGTCAAAACAAAAGGAAAAAAATGAAATCAAAGAATGTCTTAGCCTTATTATTAATTAGTTTTATCTTTACAAATACAGCCTATGCTTCAACAGGAAACACTGTTTCATATAAGTCTATAGATGATGCTATCAAAGTACTTAAAGTTGCCCCAGAATCTCGTACAGGTTATGTAAGGACTAAGTTTAAACATTGGGTTGGCGTTGGAAATAGTTGTGATTCACGTAAAGCAGTAATAATTTCAGAAGCAACTGTTCAACCAAAAGTAGAGTCTGGCTGTAAAATTATTGGTGGTGAATGGAATAGCATTTATGATAGTGTCAAAGTAACTGATGCTGGAAAATTAGATGTAGATCATATGGTTCCATTAGCAGAAGCATGGGACTCTGGAGCATTTGCTTGGGAAGATAAAAGACGTGAATTGTATGCAAATGATCAAACTGATAAAATACACCTTATAGCAGTAACAGGTGCTTCAAATAGATCAAAATCAGATAGAGATCCAGCAGAATGGATGCCACCAAATAAAGCATATCATTGTCAATACATTACAAATTGGGTATCTATTAAAATTAGATGGTCTTTGTCTGTAGATGAAAAGGAATTGTTGGCAATTAAATCTATTAAATGCCCTAAACGAAAAATAACAATACCATCACTTTAGGATTAAATTATGCCAAAATATGAATACATATGTAATAGTTGTGCAATAAATATCACTAAAGAAAGATCCATCTTAGAAGATGAGCCTAAATATTTTTGTGAAAAATGCAACGGTGTCCTAACTAGACAATACACTCCATTTGGTGTACAATTTAACAGTAAGGGTTTTTATTCCACCGACAATAAGAAGGTATAATATGAATAGAATGACTGAGCAAACCGCTGAACGCAAATGGCTTCTTACACCTTTAGATAGGTGTGATTCTTGTCTAGCACAGGCATACGTGTCTGTAACTGGAGTAAATGGCGAACTAATGTTTTGTAGCCATCATTACAATAAAATTATGAATGACCCAGTTGGAAAAGAAAAGATGATGGCCTATGCCTACTCTTTCTTAGATGAAAGAGAAAGACTTGTTGAGAATAGATTACAAGGTGGCTCTAATCAATGACATTTAAAACATTGGAAATTAATTTTTTACCAAGTTCTGAATATGCATATAAAAACATTGAATCTCCAAAACCAGCAAAATTTTTTATTCCAAAATGGTACAAGGATATAAAAAATAAAAATGGTTTAAATTTAAAATCTTGCATTCCATTCTTGGATTCTTTTTCTAGTGGATACATTCAAAGCACTTGGCATGATATTTTAGTAGAAGTAAAAGATGATAATGTTTTAATGAAAACAATTAATGGAAAACCTTTTATAAGTAGAAGGAGTCATTCAGATGTTCCAATGGATGATAGTTTTCATAAGATAGAGTTTACATGGGAAAGACACTGGGCAGTTTCATTACCAAAAGGGTATAGTGGTCTTGTTGTTCACCCATTAAATCATATTGACTTACCTTTTTATACTTTATCTGGAATTGTTGATTTTGATATGTATAATCATTCTAAAGTTGGAAATCTTCCTTTTTATTTAAAAAAAGGTTTTGCTGGAATTATTCCTAAAGGAACGCCAATGTATCAGATTATTCCAATAAAAAGAAATGATTGGATTGCAAAAGAAGAAAAATTTGATGCAATTGAATCATATAAAAAATCTAAAGTTAGAGCATCCATGCTTCATAGTTATAAAAAACTTTTTTGGCAAAAGAAAGGATTTAATTAATATGAAAGAAGAAGATCTTATTTTTATAGATTTAGTTGAACAAGGTGCAATTGAGTATGTTGGTTTAAATGAGGAGGGTGAAGCCATTTATAACTTTACCGACAAATTAAAAGATATTAATCCAGATTTATTTGACATACATCAAACACAGTTAAATCGTGAAGTTATGTTTTTATGGGAGCAGGGTTTTATTACAGTTGATTTGTTAGAAGACAATCCAGATGTTGGACTAACAGAAAAGGCTTTTGATGAAAATGCTATTTCTTGGTTAGACGATATCTATAAAACAGTTTTGAATGAAATCAAAAGAATTTTATCGCAACAGTGATACAATAGATACATGAATCAAATTGTTCTTTTATTGTTGACAATTTATGGCATTTGGGCTATACTTTATACAGTAAAGAAACAAGAAAAAAAAGTTTTACCAAAAATTAAATATAGTCAGACTAGGATTCACAATATTATTTCTAGCCTTTTGCCAGAAGGTATAGAAATAAAACGTGTATCTCAAACTACAAAACTGAAAGAAAAAAATACATTTCGTGTTTTAGTTGTTGGCCCAACTGCTTACTGGGTAAACAATAATGTGTTTTATCAAGCAAATGTAGAAGAAGGCGAAGTCGATAGGGAAAATGCAAAACCAATTGACTTTACAAATATGGACAATAAAGAAGTAGCAAAGATGTTAGACATACTAGATCACCTAAAGAATGGAAAAAGAAATGAAGGTCGTAGTACAGGGAACCAATGAGTTCGATGAGTATTCTGTTTTCCTTCGTTCTATGGGTGTAATGATGTCTGGTTTAAAAGAAACTGATCATGAGTTTATTGTATATTCATTAGGACCATCAAATGTAAATGATTTTGCTTCTGAGTTTTGCAATGTTTCAGAACGAAATCTAAAGGCTAGAGGAATCAAAGTTAAGTTTATCAAGGTTCATTATACATGGGTCGAAGAAAATTTACATGAGATTGATTACTTTTCCTATTTATCAAAACCAAACCAGGCACTATCAAATGTAGCAAAACTTGCACAAGCGCAAGATTTTGAATTTGGAACATTCCAATACTAAGGAGTAATAATGATTGTAAATAATTTAAAACAAATGGAATTAATTGTTTCCATGAATAGCAAGTTGTCTTGGGATGGTTGGGATGTTCTTGAACTAACTCCATTAGATTCTGCTGCTTTTGAAAAAAACGGAGTATATAAAAATAATAAATGGAATATTCAAAAAAGATATGTGGCAAACCGTAACGGCTGGACTATGCCAGATAAGTACAAACAGCATGAATAAACATTTATGGAAAGAAAGTGCTGCTTGTAAAGACTTTGATACAAATCTATTCTTTGATAAATATGAAGAAACTCCAGATATTCGTCATGGTGTTGACAGTGTTTGCCTAAAGTGTCCAGTCGCAGCAACATGTTTTGCTGTAGGTGTATCACAGAAAGAATATGGAATTTGGGGCGGTATTTATTTAGACAAAGGTAAAATATCTAGAGAGTTTAATAGTCATAAGACAAAGTCTAAATGGTCTGAAATATGGCAGAATCTGACAATGAGGTAAAATGTATACAGACGCAATGAGGCGAGCCGTTAGATCTATTGCCCCACCAAAAGGATTTGGTGTAGATATTATTGATAATGAGCATTTTATTACAGTAAGAGCAGACGAAACAAGTTTTATGAAGTTATTTGACAGAGATAAGAGACTTGCTGTAGAATATATGGTAAGGGTTAAAAAAGCCTTAGAAGAAAATGGGGCTATAGTTATGTTAGTTAGGACGGGTGGAAAATGATTATACAAATAATTGGTATTCCTGGATCTGGTAAAACCACTTTGGCAACAAAACTATCCTCTAGAATTAATGCTATTCATGTTAATGCTGATTATGTTAGGTCAACAATTAACTCTGATTTAGGATTTTCTATAGAAGATAGAGTAGAGAATGCTCGTAGACTTGGTGCTATTGCAAAAATGTTATCAGAGCAAGGTCAGGTTGTGGTTGTAGATTTTATTTGCCCTACCGAAAAAACAAGAGATGCTTTTGGTAAACCAGATATTTTAATTTGGATGAATAGAATTAAAGAAGGAAGGTTTGAAGACACAAACAAACTTTGGGAAGATCCCATTCTTTATGATGAGTCTTTTGACAGTACAATAGAAGCAGATGATAGGATACAATATATTATAGATAAGTATAATTTACCAGACTGGAAAGCCCCTACAACGCTAATGCTAGGTCGTTACCAGCCTTGGCATGAGGGTCATCATGCATTATACTTTGAAGCAAAGAAAAGAACAGAACAGGTGGTGCTTGGTGTTAGGGATACTCAAGGGACTAGCGAAAAGGATCCGCTCTCTTATGAAGAAGTTAATGGATACATTAGGCAAGATGCCAGTTTAAATTTTCCATTTGTAATTAAAATGCCCAACATAACAAACATAGTTTATGGACGTGATGTTGGATATAAGATTGAGCAGGTTGGTTTAGATAAAGATATAGAAGCAATCTCTGCTACACAAAAAAGAAAAGATCTAGGACTATGATAGCAACAAAACAAAGGTCCGCACTAAAGGCTATAAGTTGGAGAGTAGTTGGAACTATAGACACTTTTGTGATATCATTATTAATAACACACAAACCAATTACTGCAGTATCTATTGCTGGATTTGAAATATTGACTAAAACATTTTTGTATTATTTTCATGAACGAGGATGGAATAAAATTAAATGGGGAAGAAAATGATTATCAAAAAAATTATATGTAAAGTTAAAGGTCACATCTTTTTAGATGCTGGAGCATGTCCATTTACTGGAAATACATATGTTGGCTGTACTCGTTGCAATACTCTTAAGGTTGTTTGATGCAAACATTTTTGCCGTCCAGTAACATTTCATATACCGCAAAATCTTTAGACAATAAAAGACTTAACAAACAGATCCTTGAGGGGTATCAAATACTCAAGGTGTTGTCAGGAGAGTCACCATCTGGAGCATGGCGCAATCATCCTGCAGTGCTTATGTGGAAAGGCTATGAGACTGGGTTGTGGTCTTATATACAGCATATGATAGAAGAGGCTAAGGTTCGCGGTATTAAAACAATAAACAATGAGAACAACCTTAATGATCTTAAAGCAAAATGTTCGGGTAGATGGGGAAAGACCCCACCAATGTTCTGGCTTAATGACAATAAAGTAATGCGTATTACAACA